AGAAGAATAGGTCAAGAGCAAGCTATGGCTGATGCTTTTGCAAAAGCCAAGCGTGACCACAAGTGGTCGCAATTACGTATGAAGGCAAAGCAAATCAAGTCCAATGTTGGACCTAACAATGGAGATAAAAAATGAGTACATTAGAAAAAATTGGCATGTGGGTTTTCTTTTCCCCGATCATATATGTTTTTGCAATGAGTGTTAATCTGCACCTAGTAAGACTAGGCGTTACTGATTTTACACTTCCATTTCTATGGAAATTTATTTAGCTAACTAAGTCCAACGTTGGACCTAACAATGGAGATAAAAATGACTAACGAAGTATCACGAGATGAACTCATGAATTCCTATAGCGATCTACACAAAGATGTGTGGGGATGTAGGCCTCTGGTACACACGATGAAATGGGTTCGTAGCATGTCTGATGCTCAGTTTAATGAGCATTGGGATGGGTTGGTTGCTACTCTCACAGAGCAAGAGGAGGAAGACCGAGAGCGTAGTGAGCAAAGCATGTATACTCTTATGGGTAGGATTGAGACATTAGTTGGTCCTACGACTAGTCGGCAGGATGTCTTGCGTTGGTTAGCTGATGCTAGTGGCAACTCTTATGGAGGTTTCTATGATTGGGAACAAACTCTGTTTGAAAATGGAGTTAGGGAAATTGCCCATCAACGTAAGGTTAAGGATTGGGTAGGTATTGAGTATTTCAACAGAGCATAATCACTTTAGATATATCTTACGTAATATATACTTGACACTTTAGTAAAAGTATATATTACTTAGATACATCTTAACTAAGTCCAACATTGGACCTAACAATGGAGAATAACATGGAAGAACTTAACGTATTGCAGATACTAGCTATCTGTTGGTTTGTAGTAGCATTAGGTTTAATTGTAACTTGCTTTAGGGATAACTAAAATGATTAAGGATTTGTTTCGGTTCTGTGATGACATAGGCATGTTCGCCAGCGATAGGCCAATCAATGATGTAGGATCTGTGAAAGGATCTTGTGACCATCGGACTAGTTTCTGTGATGAGGACTGCTATAACGTTAAGCTGTATAGGATGTATCCCAACATGGGCAAACGTGATGAACGCTGTGAACATGAGTGGCAACAGGTGTCTGGTGATGCGGTGCGTACCTATCTATCACGCAAGAAGAAGCAGACTAAACGTTCTAGGCATATGACTAGAGGCGAAGCTATCAAGGATTTACCTGATGTCTATCGTGTTAAAGAAATAGCATTAGCTACACCTGAAACTGTATGGTGGGTTCCTACTAGAGCATGGCGTAATACATTGCTACGTGAGCTAATCCAGATAGAGCTATTCCCTATTCCAAACATAGCTCTCAATGCGTCACTTGATCCATCCAATACACAGGATGAGGAGGACAGTTTGATTGCTGATGGTTGGAACATCATGTACTTTGGTGATGATACAAAGTATGCAGGTAAAGGTGAAGCATTCAAGTGTCCTAAGACATGGAAGAAAATGTCTGGACATTGCGCTGTATGTAAGGCAGGATGCTTTAGTCAGACTACTATAGGCAAGCGAGTGACAGTTCACTTATCATCTCACTAAGTCCAACATTGGACCTAACATTGGAGAAAGTACAATGGAAATAACCAAAGGTAGTACAATAGCAGTATGGTTTTCTTGTGGATCAGCATCAGCAGTAGCTAGTAAATTAATCGTAGAAAAGTATGGGGATACATGCGATATAAGGATACTGAATAATCCTGTAGTGGAAGAGCATGAAGACAACCTAAGATTTCTTAAGGATGTACAGGATTGGCTAGGTCATCCTATAGAAAGTGTTGTTAATCCAGACTACCCTACAGCATCAGCAATGGATGTATGGCAAAAGAAACGCTACATGTCTGGCGTAGCAGGTGCACCATGTACACTAGAACTTAAGAAACGTGCTAGACAGCATTGGGAAAATAACAATCATGTGGATTGGCACGTGTTAGGATTTACTTCTGAGGAAGTTAAGAGACACGAAAGATTTACACTTACAGAAAGGAGTAATGTTATACCTATACTTATCGAAGAGAACTATTCTAAACAGGATTGTTATGATCACCTATTGCGTGATGGAATAGAACCACCTGTTATCTATAAGTTAGGATATCCTAATGCTAACTGTATAGGATGTGTTAAGGCAACGTCACCTACATACTGGAATCACGTTAGGTCTGTACATCCAGATGTGTTTGAACAGAGGGCAGTACAGTCTCGTGACATAGGTACTAGGTTAGTGAGACATAAAGGAAAGCGTATCTTTCTAGACGAGCTACCTAGTGATGCTATAGGTAGACCAATGAAGAACTTAGACTTTGAATGTGGCATCTTTTGTGAGGAGATAAAGTAAATGAGTACGTATAAATCATCTATATCTTACATGCGTAATAAAATTGGTCCGTTATCTGAGGCTAGTAATGAAACTTTATGTAGATATATATGTTATTTAGAGGTAGAGTTGGTAGCATTGGAAAAAGATTTTACTGATAAGGAGTCAGCACAATGAGTTTACATCCACAGATAGCAAGTCAGTTAGAGGACATAGTTGATGACCTCATGGCAGAGGGCTATACAGAAGAGGAAGCTATTGATATAGCATGGACTAGGTTTAATGGTTGGAGCGAGGTGAAAGCAAAATGATATACAACAAGGAAGCTAGGGAATATATAATGAATTATTTCGTTATGATGTACAAGTGTTGGAGATGTGGGGAAGAGTGGTGTATGGGACATGACTGTGCTTGTGATGACCGCTGTCCAGAATGTGACGCTACGAATGAATACGTAGCTGTAGAAGAGGTTAACTTTTTAGGAGTGAAAGCAAAATGACTAGCTGTAATAAGTTCATAGGCTGGCCTGACCAAATGCATACCAAGTATTCTGTGGTTGAGATACCATACGAAGCTACAAAAGACTGGATACTAAATATTCACTATGCCAAGCGTATGCCATCTATCAGCTATGCTTATGGTCTGTACCTTTACGATGAGATGGTAGGCATGGTGTCTTATGGTAGCCCTGCTTCACCTGCTTTATGTAAAGGTATCTGTGGTGAGGAACACCGGGCTGATGTCATTGAATTGAACAGGCTTGTTCTCAAGGACAACCTACCTAATGAAGCTAGTTTTTTGGTAGGTAAATCACTGAAGCTACTGCCACAACCTAAAGTGGTGGTGTCTTACGCCGACACTGCTCAAGATCATTTAGGTATTATCTATCAAGCTACCAATTTTCTGTTCACTGGTACAACTAAAGCCCGGACAGATATAGCAGGTAAGGATGGTAAGCATTCACGGCATCACTTAGGGGATAAGACTAAACGTATACCTCGTAGTGCCAAACACAGATATGTATATTTTATCGGTAACAAAAAGCAGAAGAAAGTATTACGTAATGCTTTACGGTATGAGATACATGACAACTACCCTAAATTTTGAAAGGATTATTATAATGACTATAGACCACATAGGTAACAGTTCACTGGCGTATGACTCAATCAGCAATGTACTGAGACATAAGGACAAGATCAGTCATGCACATAAAGTGGAGACAGGAGCACCTGTACCACTGGAAAAGAAAGACACTATACAACCATCAAAGGAGGGGCTAGGCAAGCACATCGATATTACTACTTGACACTATTAACAAACAATAATATATTAATCATATAATTAACATAGGAGATTATTAAAATGGCTACAACATCAACACTTATCGTAAGAGTAAACCGTATCACTAACGCTAGAAGCATAGTGGAAGCAGACAACAAAGCTACTGCATCAGGTGGTGATACACGAGGTAGGTTGTATCAGGTGTACAAAGGTAGAAGTATTCCTTTCATCCATAAGGACATGGTGCAAGGTGTACGTGATGGCAGAACAGGCAGGTTTGTTGCCTAGTAATTAGGTCCAACATTGGACTTAACAATTAAGTGATCTTAGTATAGGGATGGTGATTATGAAGATACGTAGAGTAAACCCAGTAGCAAAGGCAGTAGCTCGTAATCGCCCCCGTACTCAGGTTATACCTAACAAAAAAGGTAAAGGTTCATATAACAGAAAGAAAGGACGAGAGGATGCAGTCTCAGTCACAATATCAAAAGATGCGTATAACAAAATTAACAACACCGAAACCTAAACGTGACGATTGGAAACGCGAGAGGCGTAAGTTACGTAGAGCAAAACAACAAACACAACAGATTGGACAGTAACATGATGAACACATATGGACACGCAGAGTTTGACATAGACTATGTAACAACAGAGCGATCAGACAAACACAAGTATGTCATTCGTACTGACACAGATGAATGTATTGGTATGGTCAACAGTACCTACACTGGTACGTCACATCCAGATTACTTTGGTAAGATGCGTGAGCAGTGGATGAACACACTGCAACCTGAGAAGTATGACATCAAGACTAGGACAGCAGGTAATGGGGCATGGGCATTGGAAACAGTTACCTTCCCTGACCTCAAAGGTGTGGTTGAAACTAAGAAGCATAAGACAGAGACAGCTATGCAGTTGAACTACTGGCACAGTATCAATGGCAGTACGTCTAACAACTTTGTAGGTGGGCTGATAGATTTCTTCTGTACGAATGGTATGGTAACAGGTGACTACTCTGTGTTGAAGAAAAGAAACACAAAGAACTTTGACCTGTCTACCTTTGCTGATAAGGCAGGTGGTATGATTGCAGGATACAGTGAGCATAACGCATGGTGTCAGAGACTGGCTGAGAAGGAAGTAGGTGTAGTTTCTGTAGGTATGATGATTGATTCACTAATGCCTTATCGTAAAGCTACAAAGATGATGCAATCAATACACAAGGAGATAGAGGTTAGAGGCTGTAACATGTGGGCTGTGTACTCAGCTATGACACAGTACGCTACTCACAGTGACAGGTTTGAGTTTCGTAAGACCAACAATGATACTCAGGTACAGCGTCAGTTTAACCGCAACCTAGAGGTAGCTAAGTGGGTAGAACACCCATCATTTTTAGAGATGGCTGCCTGATATGTTGGATGGTGATAAAGAAAACTTACTTAGCTGGTGGTACAGCCTACCTGATAACTGGGCAGGTTCATACAAAGAGGATGACAGAGGTGTGGTCACACTCACAGTATTTAAAAAACCATCAGCAGATAGTACGAAAGAAAGTATAAACAATCAACTACAACGTGCTAGAGGTAGAGCACCTAAGAAAGAGTATGGAGGTTACGATGGACAAGATCCCACTAAGTATGGAGATTGGCAACACAATGGTAGATGTACAGATTTTTAAGGCAGTACATTTATGATAGGTGAAAGTATACTAGCAGTAGGTGCTACGATTACGTGCCTTGCCCAGAACATTTACTTTGAGGCACGTGATCAACCTACAGTGGGACAGATGGCAGTAGCCTATGTCGTACTGAACAGGGTGCACCATCCTGCATGGCCTGATACAGTGTGTGATGTCATACGTGAAGGGCCAACATACAGTTGGAAGCAGGACTATCCTATCAGGCATAGATGCCAGTTTAGTTGGTACTGTGATGGTAAGCCTGATATACCTAAAGACCAACGTGCATGGAACAGGGCAGTGTCTGTAGCAGAGGAGGTGTACTATTCATATGGTTTAACAATCAATGTAGTGGATGGTGCTACCTTCTATCATTCAGTGGACGTTAGTCCTGCATGGAATAGAGAGTACATTACAACAATAGAAGATCATATATTTTATAGATAGGAGATGATACATGGGAAAGTTTAGAAGAACACACGTTACTATTAAAGAAGAACAGATTGACAGGATTTTAAAGTTTTTAAATAGGTCTAACACTATGGTAAACTACATTCGTAATACCCACGATGTAAGATTGTCTGATGTACGTAGATTAGAAGAAGGTATGGATGAACTTGCAGACATGTTTCATTTGTACATACCAGACTATGATCATACAGGAGGTTATATAGAATCGTATGATAGAATTTATGTTAGAAAACCAGAGCAAGAAGAACTGGATATAGTAACATGAACTTATTTTTTATAGACAGATGTCCAATCAAATCAGCACAGCAACTGTGTGATAAGCATGTAGTCAAGATGGTGTTGGAGACTGCCCAGATGTGTAGCACTGCTATGCATGAGTGGGGTTTTGCACGACACCTAAAGCATGTATATAAATCTGCCTACAAGAACCATCCTATGACTGTGTGGGTTAGGGATAACGAACATAACTTTGCATGGGCCGTGAATCATGGCCTTGAGATAGGCCGAGAGTATACACGTAGGTATGGTAAGGTACACAAAAGTACCGCAGTACTAGCAGAGATGGATGATGGGTGGGTTAACGATGATTATAATGCACACACCACACCACCACAGTGTATGCCAGATGAGTTCAAGTGTGACGATTACGTAAAAGCATACCGTGCATACTACCGCAAAGATAAAGCACACATACTACAGTGGACAGGCAGACCTGTACCAGAATGGGTTGGAGCTTGACATGGAATGGGAAATAATATATTTATTAATGGGTCTTTTAATGGCTGTTACATTTTGAAAGGAGAATAGGATGGATAAGCCTTGGCATAAACAAAGAATACCTGATGCGTTCTTTAGAGATGAGATTGAACGTAGGTTCTGTGCGCTAACTTCTCATGTACAAGAGGAAATAAAGTCTAGGTTTACTAGACCATACTCACTTAACATAATAGAGTTCGGTGAGCAGCTAGATCGTGTTCTCTTAGAGGAAGACATTGAAACATTTACAAACTGGAAGGGAGGCTGAGACATGCCTAGATATGAAGTGTGCGTACTGGTAGAGCTACCTCACAATGAGGAGGTAGATGAGCTAGAGTACATGGTAGATGTGTCACACAATATGGTGGAGACACTACAATTAGATACCATACCTAAGTTAGTACACTATGCACTTGACCATGCACGTGAAGATTATCCACACTCACGAGTGGAATTAGAATTTATAAAGGAGATACAATATGTTCACTAATAAACTTACTAAGATACTATATATGGTAGTGCTAATGGTAGTGCTACCTCTCACTGCATATGCACAGAACCCTGCACCATGTAGAGACAGGGAACAGGTGATTAAATTTTTAGAGGGTGCACATGGAGAGGAGCTTATCTTTAGAGGTATATCCGGGCGTGGTCACATCACCCTGATACATTACAACAGCAAGACAGGCACATGGACTGCTAGTATTATCAGACCACAGAACCCCACAATGATGTGTGGTGTGGATGTAGGTAGTACAGGTGAGCTTATTGCCAATGGTGATGGTAGTACACTACAGAAAAAGAAGAAGACATGGTAGAGGATAGGGCATACAGTAATAGTATCTTTGAGATGGTATGGAATGCAGCCCATCACGATCCTGATTATGGTGAGCAACATGCATCAGTGGTTGCATCCATGCACAAGATACCTATAACTACGCTTATGAAAGTAGTGCGACATGCACAACGTACACCTAAGTCTGTAGAGTGGAACAGAGTCAGTGGTAACTTTACTTAATAAAGGATATACATTATGTTAGATGACCATGAAGGAACAAGAACAATAACTAAAACCCCATTGTACACATTCGACTGGTACATAAAATGGGTAGCAAGCATACTACTTACAGTAGGCATGGTGCTTACTGCTAATAATATCTTTCCTGTCAACCTAATCTTTCATGCAATTGGTATTGCAGGATGGTTATGGGTGGGGTTGTTATGGAATGATAGGGCGTTGATCTTTATCAACACATTTTCTTTAGCTATACTCACTAGTAGTTTAGTTAAGATATACATACTTTAAAGGAGGTAATCTATGAAGACAACTATATTAACACTATTACTAACATATCTTGTTGCATCTACATCAATGGGTTTAGCAGCAGATCGTAAGCAAATAAGAGTAGTGGGTTCATCTACAGTGTATCCATTTGCAACTACAGTTGCTGAGAACTTTGGTAAGCAAACTAAATATAAGACTCCTGTTATTGAAAGCACTGGATCTGGAGGAGGAATGAAGATATTCTGTTCTGGTATGGATCTAAGGTATGCTGATGTAACGAATGCATCTAGGCGTATAAAAAAGAAAGAGTATGATAAGTGCATTAGTAATGGCGTTAGAAATATACTAGAAGTAAAGGTTGGGTATGATGGTATAGTTCTAGCTAACAGTAAAAAAGCTAAGAAATTTAGTATGTCTTTGAGGGATGTCTTTCTTGCACTAGCAAAGGACATACCTACAGAGGATGGTAAGACTATACCCAATCCATATACAACATGGAAGCAAATAAATCCTATGTTACCTGCTACAAAGATAGAAGTAATAGGCCCACCACCAACGTCAGGAACACGAGATGCTTTCGTTGAGTTGGCTATGGAAGGTGGTTGTAAAACATTCAAGTGGGTTAAGGCAATGAAGAAGACAGATAAGAAAGCCTACAAGTCTTTGTGTCATACCATACGAGAGGATGGTGTGTACATAGAAGCAGGAGAGAATGACAACATGATTGTTCATAAACTTGTAGTAAGTAAGAATATACTAGGTATCTTTGGCTTTAGTTTTCTTGACACAAATCAAGACAAAATACAAGGTAGTATAATTCAAGGCAACAAACCTACCTTTGATAACATTTCTACTGGCAAGTACCCTGTATCAAGACCCTTGTACTTCTACGTTAAAAAGAATAACATGGGTATCATTGGAGGACTACGAGAGTATGTAGAAATGTTTACCTCTGACAAAGCATCTGGTCCTGAAGGGTATCTCACTGATAAAGGACTGATACCTTTAGGTGATGTTGAACGTAGCAAAAGAAGTAAAGCTATTAAAACATTAGAAAACTTGGTAATGTAATAAATACTAGGAGGAATAACAATGAGAGCGATACCACTAAAGAAGTTGGTCAAGCTATACTTACAGTCATCTGAGTTTAATCGCTTACGTGATCAAACAAAGTTAGACTATACTAGGTTCTTAAAGATATTGACAGACACGTTAGGTGAAACAACTGCATCTGTCGTATCAGGTAAGGACGCAAGGATGGCGTATGAAGAATGGGTTACACGAGGCATACACCTAGCTAATCATGTGGCAGCAGTAGCTGGCATTGTGTACAGGCATGGTCAGGACATGGAGTATGTTAAGAATAATCCATTCACGCTAGTAAGGAAGCTATCACCTACTGCACGTAACACAGTATGGACACAGGATCAGGTGCGTCAGTTTCTTGATGTAGCCTATGGTGACTTTGTGTATCGTAATGTAGGACTGATAGTGCAGATGGCCTATGAGTGGTGTCAACGTGTAGGTGACATGCGTATGTTGATATGGGATAGTATTGACTTCAATACACGTAGACTAAAACTGTTACAGTCTAAGCGTGGTGCAGAGGTACAGCTACCCATATCAGATGCGTTACTTGATATGCTTACAGAACAACGACAGGACTTTGACTTCCAGAAATATGTAGCACCTATGCCTACACCTTATGGTGGTGAATACAAACCATTCTCAATGGAACGATTGTCCAAGATAGGTAGAAAGATAATGCGACAGGCTAAACTACCAGATGAATTACGCTTGATGGATCTGCGAAGAACTGGTACAACTGAAATGGTAGAGGCAGGTGTGCCATTGCCACAGATTATGTCAGTGACAGGTCATGCTAATCCACAGTCGGTGAAGCCTTACATAAAGAATACTTATCTTAGTGCTAACAGTGCGCTGACTGCACGACAACAGTTTAAGGAGGATTGATATGACAGAATATACAAAACAGTACTATGCAAACAATAAAGAAAAGATACTTAAAGTTAACAAATTATATTATCAAAATAATAAAGAAAAAGTATTGGAGTCAGCCAAAGAGTATCGATTAAAAAATAAAGACAAGATACGTGTGCAAAAGCACGAATATCGTAAGGAAATTCAAAACGTTAATAAGCACTCAGATATACGTACAGCATTTTTAACAAGAAGAATAAGTGCAATGAAAAGTAGGCATGACTCTGTGACATTAACACCTGAAGAACTACTAGAATTAATACCTAAAGATTTAAAGTGTCCTGTATTTGGAACTAAGTTCACATTCGGTATGCAATCTACCTCGTTAGATAAACAAAGGGCTATGACTGTAGATAGAATAGATAATAGTAAAGGCTATCATAAAGATAACGTGGTAATTATTTCTTTTAAAGCTAATGCTATGAAAAGTTCAGCCACACTTAAGGAGCTATACCAAGTTGCAGATTTTTATTATAAACTAGAAAAAAGGAGTGCGTAGTATGAAAGAGAGATATGTAGCAGCAGGTTTAGAGTATATTGCAGAAGATGTACATTTGTACCTAGCCTTGCACGATGGTTTTAAAACTAAGTTACAAGCTGAAAGAATAGTAGATCGTTTATACGATGATGATCAAGTTCTAGAATGTAAAATATTTAGTGTATCTGAACTACAAGAAGGACGCGAGGATGGTAACACAATAAAATCTGAAGATATAGTATATCGTAGTGTAATCTAATGCTTGAATATCTCACAGGCTTAGACATCACTGATGGTAGTTCTGTACGTATGGATTGTCCTGAATGCAAAGGACGTAGGACATTCACTGTGTCCAATCTAAATGGACAGCTACTGTGGAACTGTTACAAGGCAGGATGTAGTATCAGTGGTGCTAACAGGGTAAGCATGTCTGCCACTGCTATACAGGACAAGCTAAACAAAATAGTAAAGGTAAAGGACACTAGCTTTGACATGCCCATGTATGTAGTGCCAGTGCCTGTACCTACTGATGCCCCTGTCTATGAGTATGCAAGTGAGTGGGGTCTTAATGTAGCAGAGCATGGTCTGATGTATGATATACGTGAGCATCGTGTTGTGTTTCCTGTAGTACATAATGGTATTACAGTTGACGCTACAGGCAGGGCATTGGGTAAGAGGATACCTAAGTGGAAGCGATATGGAAATAGTGGGTTGCCTTACGTACATGGTTGTGGTAAGGTAGCTGTTGTTGTAGAGGATTGCGTTAGTGCAGCAGTTGTTGGAGGAGATCGACATACAGGGGTAGCTTTAATGGGAACCTCCATGTCCAACGAACAGAGGCAATACCTAGCGCAGTTCTCTACAGCAGTAGTAGCATTAGATCCTGATGCATCAAAGAAAACTTTAGCAATAGCAAAGGAGTTACGAAGTGTAGTTAATAATGTAAAAGTCCTACGTCTACAGGACGATATAAAGTATAGACACAAGAAAGATATGGACGCTCTTAATGAACTATGAAAGGATGAGCTATGGAACTTTCACTTATACGAAGCCTTATGGAGAAGCAATTCTACGAGGAACACAGGGGTTCACGTTGCCCTATGAAACTATTCAGCAAGGACATACAGAAAGTTAAACGTGTAATAGATAAAGCAATGGATGACTATGATCGCAGTGTCTCACCAGATGAAGTTGAGGCACTTTTTTTATCAGACAATCCAACACTGACTACAGCACAGAAGCAACAGTACTCTGCTTTGTTTGGTCAGATTAAAACACAACAGCCTATGGGTAAGGACATAGCACAAGAGGTACTGTCTAAGTTATTTCAGCAGGTGATTGGTGAAGAGGTTGCTAACTTAGGTTTCGACTTTGTTAATGGATCACTCAAAAGTCTACAGCCACTACGCAATCTGCTTGAGGTACATGGTGATGACTTCATACCTAAGTTACAGGTACAATGGGAAGACATGAACATGGACAGGATACTTGATGAGGGTGACTTACAAAGCAAGTGGACCTTCAACATACCTAGCCTTGCACGTAAGGTTCCGGGTGTGAATGCAGGTCAGCTTATTGAGATAGGTGCTAGGTCTAACACAGGTAAGACTAGCTTCCATGCCAGCTTGGTTATGGGGCCAGATGGTTTCGCAGATCAGGGTGCTAAAGTTATTGTGCTCTGTAATGAAGAAACACCTACTCGTGTAGGCCACAGGTATCTGACATGTGCGGTAGGTACAGACTCAGTAGGCATACGTAAGGACAAGGCTAGGCATCTAGCTACATACAGATCCAAGTCTCGTCACCTCAAGTTCAAGGATAGCACAGAGAAAGACATGGCATGGGTGGAGTCAGTATGTAAATACTACAAGCCTGACATCATCATGCTGGATATGGGTGACAAGTTTACATCCACAGCTAACTCTGCCAGTATACATGAAGTACTTAAACAGAATGTCATGTACGCTAGACAGATAGCAAAGCAACAGGAGTGTGCTGTGTTCTATATGTCACAGTTATCTGCTGAAGCTGAAGGTAGAGTAGTACTCAATCAATCTATGATGGAAGGTTCTAAGACAGGCAAGGCAGCTGAAGCTGACCTCATGCTCCTGATTGCAAGGAACCCACCAACAGAGAACCAGACTGAGGAAGACACACAGAGACATATTAACATTGCAAAAAACAAGTTGACAGGTTGGCATGGTATGGTAACTTGTGAGTTTGATTATAAGACAGCATTGTTTTCAGCATAAGGAGGTTAAACATGGTTAATATATTCACACCTAAGAAGGATGCAGATGAGCAGATCTTCTTTCCATTTGGTCCTGTTATGGGCTACAAGAAACTAAGTCCTGAGTTTGTAAAGAACATGAATAGTTTCTATGAAGAGGAACCTGATCTACAAGACTATTCAGATAACTTAGTAGGTAAGGTAGGTCAGGAGCTACACTTCAGTGAAGCAATGAGAGATCTGTTCTTGAATGAAGTCAAAGACTTTATAGGTAGGTACAATCAGACAGCTACTATAAGAAACTCATATGGTAGAAACAGATTGAATACAGATAACTTTGAGTACAGTATGCAGTTCGTATCTGGTTGGTTAGTCAGGCAGTTTGAACATGAGTACAATCCAGTACACCTACATACAGGATGTCGTATGTCCTGTGTTGGGTATCTGAAACTACCTGAAGGTATCGAGAAAGAATGGGAAGAGGACTACAAAGATCATCATCCTTCTCATGGACACATACAGTTTATATCTGGTAGTGCAGGTAGCTACAGTGCTACAAACTTTATGGTAAGACCACAGGTGGGAGACTTCTATGTATTTCCTAGTGAGTTGTTCCATTGTGTGTATCCTTTCTATACTAAAGGTGAGCGAAGATCGTTTAGTTCTAACTTTAACTTTGTAGAAATTCCTAAAGGAGAGAAAAGTGAAACTGACTCTTGATGTAGAAAACACAGTAATCAAACGTGAAGGTAAGCTACAGCTAGATCCTTTCGAGCCAGAGAACACACTTGTTATGGTGGGTATGCTCGATGATCAAGGCAATGAAGACATCGTTACGTTTGATCACAGTGAAGTAGAGGCTACTCCTAATGGTCATGCTATTGTACAGAGCAAGCTAGATCAGGCTACTGTACTGATTGGTCACAACATAGGCCATGACTTAGTGTGGCTATGGGAGTCAGGCTTTACCTACAGAGGTCCAGTGTTTGACACAATGATGATGGAGTATCTGATACTACGTGGTATCAAACAACCTCTGTCATTAGAAGCATGTGCTCAACGCTACGATCTAGACACTAAGAAACAGGACACACTCAAGGCTTATCTCAAGCAAGGTGTATCAGTACGTGATGTACCACATGCTGAGTTAGCTGAGTATCTAAGTGCTGACCTACATGCAACACAACAACTGGCACATGAATTGCGTATCAAGCTAGTAGGTACAGAGGCTAGTGGTATGCATAATGTAGTGCAACTAACTAATCAGATGGTTATTGCATTAGCTAAGATCTACACGAGAGGTTTTAACGTAGACATTACGGCACTTGAAGGTGTACGTATTGCATTTGAGGAAGAAAGAAAGGAGGTACTGTCATACTTAGAAACTAAAGTAAGGGAATTAATGGGAGATGTACCATTAAACTTAAGCAGTCCAGAGCAATTATCCACTCTGATATACAGTCGCAAGCCTGTAGATAAATCCATTTGGATTAATAAGTTTGATCCGTACATGGGGCAGACTGCTTTCAAACAACTGGTCAGGGAAGAAACTGACATAGTGTACAAGTCATATGTAAAGCGGTGTGCTGATTGTTATGGGTCAGGTAAAATAAGAAAGGAGAAAAAGGATGGGACACCATACGCCAAAATGTCAAAGTGTAACTCGTGTGATGGCAATGGGTATCATGTTCTGCCTACTAGTATTGTTGGTGGTTTAAAGTTTAATGCTCCCAATGCTAAGTGGGCTACAGCTAATGGGTTCTCTACTAACAGAAAGAACTTAGAGCTACTAGCAAACTCAGCAAGAACTAAAGGCATGACTGATGCATTAGAGTTTCTTGAGAAGGTACAAAGGCTATCTGCATTGGATACTTATCTATCCTCATTCGTTGGTGGGATAGCTAACAATGTGAAAGCTGATGGTAAGTTACACGTAAGACTTAACCAACACATGACATCTACTGGTAGGCTAAGTGGGAAAGAGCCTAACATGCAGAACATGCCACGTGGAGGTACGTTCCCGGTCAAGCGTGTATTCGTATCGAGGTTCAATGGAGGCAAGATACTTGAAGCTGACTTTGCACAGCTAGAGTTTCGCGTAGCTGCGTACCTATCTCAAGATCCTGTAGCTATCAGAGAAGTAACAGATGGTTTTGATGTGCATTCCTACACAGCCAAGATCATTACAGATGCTGGGCAGGTTATGTCCAGACAAGATGCCAAAGCCCATACCTTTGCTCCTCTATATGGGGCTAGTGGATATGGTAGATCTAAAGCAGAGGCTACCTACTACACCCACTTCAATGAGAAGTACAAGGGTATTGCTAACTGGCACAACACTCTTGCCAAAGAAGCACTTAACACAGGCAAGATTACAACACCATCAGGTAGGGAGTTTTCTTTTCCTGATGTACAAAGAAATGCACGTGGTAGGATCAGTTACTTTACACAGATCAAGAACTATCCTGTGCAATCATTTGCTACAGCAGACATTGTGCCTGTAGCATTAATATGGATAGAGACTTTATTGAAAGGTAAAAAGTCCTGTGTTGTCAATACAGTACATGATAGTATTGTCATTGACGTACATCCAGAAGAAGAAGAACAAGTCTTAATAGCTATCGAAGATTGTAATACTAATTTAGATACATGTATTAAACAACATCTAGGTGTTGATATTAATGTACCTTTATTATTAGAATCTAAAATAGGAAATAATTGGCTTGACATTAAGGACGTTGCGTAGTATAACTATGCTCTTTTGAAAAACTATGTGAGGAGAAAAACACATGTCAATAACAACTGTAGATACAAACAACTATGACGAAATGGCTAAAGCAATGGGCATCACAGCAGATGCTGGTAGCAAGAGTAAGCAGACTAGCAATCTAGCTAGACTACGTATTGCTCATTCAGCTATTATGGGTGAAACTGAACTGAAAGGTAAGAAGGTAAATATGGAAGTGGTGTCAGGTGGACACTTCAAGTTAGAAGTACCAGACAGTAGCACTGTGTACGCACCACAGATTAAGATACGTACATTCTTACAACGCTTTATGTACAAGCGTTTCATTAAAGGTTCAGGCAATGTGCCTAATCGTTTTGTCAAGACTGTCATGGGTGAGTCCTTGTATGTCGATCTCAAAGACAACGATGGTGGGTTCAACTGTGGTAAGCCTAGTGGTTGGATCAAAGACTTCAAGGCACTGCCAACTGCACAACAGGATCTTATCAGACAGATCAAGCGCACACGTGTTGTGTTTGGTTTAGCTGATCTAGTTGATCCTATAGATGAGTCAGGTGCAGAAACTAAGGTAGGCACTACACCTTTCATATGGGAGATAGATAATCGTGATGCCTTTAAGATACTAGGTGACACATACAACTCCTTTAATAAGCAGAGATTACTACCTATCTCACATGTGCTTACTATTGGCACAGAAGAAAAGCCATTGCCTAATGGTAGTAGCTTCTATATTCCTGAAGTATCTGTTGATATGGACAACACGATTGCCCTGACATCAGATGATCAGTCTACGTTTGCTGATTTCATGGAGTGGGTAGATAGTTACAATGAGTACATTGCTACTGCATGGAATGATAAATCCAAGCGTAAGATGTCTGCTGAAGATACAGACTTAGTGAATGAGTTTGTTGACCTTGAAGATGAAGCAGTAGTGTAATGAATCATCCTGCTGAACTGGCACTAGCGCAGTACATGACAGATGCAGCCAATGGTAAAGCTGTGTTATCTGAAGATACAATAGAACGTATTGGTAAGGATGTCATGGACGCACTAGCTCGTCAGTTTGGTGGGGGCAATAAGCGTGGTGAGTTCGGCTTGAGGATGTCTAATATAGGCAGACCCTCTTGCCAACTCTGGTTTCAAAAGAACCAACCTGAGAAAGCACAGCCCCTACCCAGTAACTTTGTAATGAACATGATGTTAGGAGATATAGTAGAGGCAGTATTCAAAGGATTATTAACAGAAGCAAAGGTAGAGTATGGTGATGCTGATACAGTAGAGCTAGACTTACCTGAACAAGACACTAAGATCAAAGGTACTTATGATATAGAGATTGATGGTGCTGTAGATGATATTAAATCTGCATCTGATTGGTCCTACAGAAATAAGTTCAAAGACTTTGCTACGTTAAAAGCACATGACTCGTTTGGTTATGTAGGTCAGCTTGCAGGATATGCTACAGCGTCAGGTCTTAAACCCGGTGGTTGGTGGGTAGTTAATAAAGCAAATGGTAGCTTTAAATATGTACCAGCTAAAGGCATTGACATGATGGAAGAAATGTACCATATTAACAAGACAGTCAAGACTGTTAATAAGAATGAGTTCAAGAGATGTTTTGATGCAGTAGATGAAGTCTTTAATGGTAAACCAACAGGAAATAAAATATTAGATACTGAGTGTAGCTGGTGTTCTTTCCGCAAAACCTGTTGGCCTGAGTTGAAAGAACTGCCAGCATTGAAGTCACGTGCAAAGGAACCTAAGATAGTTTCTTACGTGCATATAGAGAAGGAGAGTAGAGCATGACTGATTTTCCTGAAGCAAGTTATCTTGAGGCAAATCCAGACGTTAAAGAAGCTGTAGAGAATGGACAGTTTCGTAATGGTAAGCATCACTACGATGCATATGGTAAAGATGAAAACAGAAAGGGGTTAGAAGAATGGACACAGAGTTAACAGAATTAGAAAATGCAATCAGAGAAGCTGAATCACAGCTATCTGAAATGAAACGTGAGTACAAAGAGAAGCGTACTGCTTCCTTACGTGCTGCATTAGAGGCTAGGAAAGACATAGACTCTACGATACGTGAGGAGCTAAAGACATTAGGTTATAATATAAATAACACAGGCTCTGGTGCATTTTCATTCTGGCATGGTAGAGCTTACTAACACGTGATGAACTACACAAAGTTCTCTCATGCAAGGAAGTATGGGTACAGGTCAGGCTTAGAAAAGAAACTTGCAGATGAGCTTAAGGTTTTAAAAGTAAAGTTTTCATATGAAAGCCTTAAGATAGAGTGGGAAGATCTAGCCTACCGTACCTATACTCCTGATTTTGTACTGAATAATGGTATAATCATAGAGTCTAAGGGGATGTTTACTGCTGCGGATAGGCGTAAGCACCTAGCAATTAAGAGACAACATCCTAAGTTGGATATAAGATTTGTCTTTGAAAACAGTAGAAGAAAGCTACGTAAAGGAGCGAAGAGTACGTATGGAGAGTGGTGTTATAAGTATGGCTTACTGTATAGTAACAGAGTCATACCTGAAGAATGGGTAAAAGAAAAAGGCAAGAACAAACACAAGAAGTTTATAGCCTTTACAGGAACTAAGAGGAGAATTGTATGACAGAAGAATTGATACCTGAGTTTGATCCTAATGATTTTGCAATACGATTGCGTCCTCATATGGTAGATGGCAAATGGAATGGTGATGTAGATATATGTATAATGTGGGATGACAAACACAAACTTACAGGAGAAGACTTTACAAAGCTGATGCATTTGACTAAAATGATTTGTGCTTCTGTACCTATGATGGAGTACGATGAAGCACTAAGAAGTGACATAAGTAATTATGTAATAGACTACGAGAATGATACGTTACCAAAGACACATATAACTGAGCCTGTTCAGGCAGAAGTAACTAGTGTAGATGGTAATGTAATACACCTAACATTTAATACTAAGACGAAAGGATCAGCATAATGGATACACTTACAATGGGCAATGAGACTATTACAATTAAAGATACCAGTGGGCCATTTTCATTCTCATCTTTTGATATGGTAAATCATCCACCACACTATAATCAAAATGGGGTAGAGTGCATTGACGCTATCAGTGCTGCTACAGGTAATAACTTTAAGTACTACCTACAAGGTAACATAATGAAATACTTATGGAGGTTTGATTACAAAGGTAAAGCTGTAGAAGATCTCAATAAAGCTAAGTGGTACTTAGATAAGCTAATAGAAGAGACTGAGAAGAATGAAGTGAGTGATTTAGCGGAATCATTTACATGAAAGTAAAAGTATTTATAACCTTAGACATTGACAAGGAGGAGTATCCTATGCCCTCTGATGGAGATGTTGCATCTGAAATAGATGATGGCTTACGTGACTACATCCATGATGTAGGAGGTTTAGAGGTATCATCATTAAAAATTACTATGGAGAGATAGACATGCACACAAATAACTATTTAAGTTCTGACTACCAAAATTTTATTGCACTATCACGTTATGCCAGATGGAGAGAAGGTGATCAGAGGCGTGAAGGTTGGTTTGAGACAGTGGAGAGATACTTTAACTATCTTGAGGACTATGTACGAGAGAATTATGGCTATATGATGCCTGATGATATACACAAGAAACTATCTAGTGCAGTACAGGACTTAAATGTTATGCCAAGTATGAGAGCGTTGATGACAGCAGGTGCACCATTGGATATATGCCACGTGCCTAGCTACAACTGTTCATATATGACAGTAGATACGCCAAGAGTATTTGATGAATGCATGTACATACTTATGTGTGGTACAGGTGTTGGCTTCTCTGTTGAGAAAAAGTACACAGAGAAACTACCCTTTGTTAATGAAGAACTCCACCACTCAGATACAGTAATTAAAGTAAGAGACTCACGTGTTGGTTGGGCAAAGTCTCTCAAAGAATTACTAGCTATGCTATACTCTGGTCAGATACCTACATGGGATGTCAGTGAGGTACGTCCTGCTGGTGCTAGGTTAAAGACATTTGGCGGTAGGGCATCTGGTCCTGCACCACTAGAGGATCTGTTTAACTTCTGCATTGAGAAGTTTAAAGGTGCAGTAGGACGTAGACTAACACCACTAGAATGCCATGACATTATGTGTAAGATAGGTGAGGTAGTAGTTGTAGGTGGTGTAAGACGTAGTGCATTGATCAGCCTGTCAGACATTGATGATGACCAGATGCGTCATGCTAAGTCAGGAGATTGGTGGAACAATGAAGGACAGAGAGCACTAGCTAACAACAGCGTAGCCTATGGTAATAAGCCTGATATGGGAACATTCATGCGAGAGTGGACAGCATTGTACGAAAGTCAGTCAGGTGAACGTGGTATATTCAACAGGCAGTCAGCACTGAAGCAAGCATCTAAAACTGGCAGAAGAAATGCTGATCATGTCTTTGGTTGTAACCCATGTTCTGAGATTATACTAAGACCATTTCAGTTCTGTAACCTGTCAGAAGTAGTCGCACGTAATACTGATACACTTAAAACACTTAAGGAGAAAGTAAAGTTAGCTACTATACTAGGTACATTACAATCTACACTTACTGATTTTAGATATCTACGTAAGATATGGAAGATTAACACAGAAGAAGAGAGATTGTTGGGTGTATCTCTTACAGGTATCATGGACTGCCCAATATTAAATGGTAAGCAACAAAGTATTAGTCTTCCTAAAGTACTAGAGGAACTAAAGCAAGTAGCTGTGGATACTAACAAAGAGATATCAGAAGCAATAGGGATTAACATGTCAGTAGCTATTACATGTGTTAAGCCATCAGGTACTGTGTCACAGTTAGTAGACAGTGCCAGTGGCATTCATGCAAGGCATAGCCCATACTACATCAGGACAGTACGTGCTGATAATAAAGACCCTATGACACAGTTCATGGTTGATATGGGTATACCTAATGAGCCTGACGTTACTAAGCCATTAGACACTACAGTGTTTAGCTTTCCTACTATCGCACCAACAGGGGCTGTGACACGTAATGATATGACAGCTATAGAACAATTAAATTTATGGCTAACATATCAAACACACTGGTGTGAACACAAACCATCTGTTACAATATCAGTTAAACAGAACGAATGGATGGAAGTAGGAGCATGGGTATACGAGAACTTTGATGATCTATCAGGCATTAGCTTCCTACCCTACAGTGAGCATGTGTATAAGCAAGCTCCCTATCAAGAGGTAGATAAGTCTACATGCATGGAGATGGTTAAGCGTATGCCAAGTAGAATAGATTGGAGTAAGCTATCTGACTACGAAAAAGAAGACGGTACATCTGGAGGCAGGGAACTAGCCTGTTCAGCAGGTGTATGTGAAGTTGTTGACTTAACTGCATAAGGAGTATACAATATGATTACACTAGATATAACAGACGATATGGTAGTAGAAGCTAGGCACAAGATGTTAGAGATGGGCACATTAAAGCAGTCCATCTTGAATGGTGGAGGTACACTAGCAGGTTTCATAGGGGAGCAGGTAGCTCTGAAAGTAATGGGAGGTAAGTGGTTGAACACTTATGACTATGACATCATGCTTGACAATGGTAAGACAGTAGACGTAAAGACAAAGCAGACAAGTGTACCTCCACTAAGTCATTATGAATGTTCTGTGGCTAAGTTAAATACCAGACAAAAGTGTGACATGTATGCCTTTGTACGTGTTAAGAAAGATCTTAGCACTGCATGGTTCTTAGGTAGTAAGGATAAGATAGAGTACTTTGATAAGGCTGTGTTTAAAAAGAAAGGCGATAAAGATGGTGACAATAACTTTGTTATCAGGTCTGATTGTTATAATATGGCAATTACTGAATTGGATCAACCGAATTAGCAGGGAGAAGTAGTATGCGTAGAGGACTAAACAAGAATGATGCACCACTAAAGATACAGTGGCGTAGAGGTTACGATGCTTTCTATAGGGGAGCAAAGTATACTAACCCATACAAAGAAAACTCCATGCAATCTAGAGAGTGGGAACGTGGTTATAACAAGGCCTACTTTGAGACACTACGAAAGGTAAAGCATGAAGAGCAACTTAGAACAGTCGGCACTTAACTGGTTGAAGGAGAGATATGCAATGTTAGATTTTAATGATTACCAAAAGATCGCACAGACAACAGCCATATATCCACGAGAATATAGAATTACATATCCAGCTTTAGGTTTGGTTGGGGAAGCAGGTGAGGTAGCCAATAAGGTAAAGAAACTTATTAGGGATGGTGAAGATACCATGCCTCACGATTGGAAGGAACAACTAGCATCAGAGATAGGTGACGTACTGTGGTACTGTGCAGCACTGGCATCTGATCTTGACATGTCGTTGAGTGTTATAGCTAAACAGAATAAGGATAAGCTAGAAGCTAGGTTAAAGAAAGGTACAATACAGGGTAGCGGAGATAAGCGTTAGTATGCTTTGTTAAGTGCTTTACCTATATCTATACCTATAGCAAAGTGAGGTACATCAGGTTCAATGGCTTGCATTTCATTGACAGTCTTGCCATATCTTTCTAAGTAATATTCATCGGCTAGTGATCTAGCATTTCTAGGAAGTCTTGACCAGTTAGCTCTGTCAAATGGTGTGTAAGCCTTATCTGTTTCCTGCCATGCTTCAGCTTCTCCTAAATCTTTTGCTATTCCACGTAGTTCTATTAGCATGTTATTCATGGCAGCTTTCTTTTTATTAGAACTATCTAAACCTTTATAATAATCAGTCTCAATAAAGTTACCTAGTTGATTCTCTACTAGTCTACCCATAAATCTTTTTATGTATGCATCTGCTGTTTTATCACCAGAGGGTGTTACTATATTAAAAGTCTCAAACCCATTCTTAGTTATTTCTTTTTCTACAGCAGTTTGTCTTTCTCTAAACTGTGGACCTAGCAGTGCCTTTACTAGTGGGCTTTGCCTATACATAGGTGCATCTCTAGTAGGACTCTCTGCTACTGGATCATCATCAGATCTAAGAGGATTGTATTTAGCCATAGGCATCTGTCTTAACAGAGTTCTACGTGTAGCATCTAATCCCCTCTCTATAGCACCCTCTCCTGTAACCTGTCTAGGATCACGTATAAGTGCCTGTTCTTTATCGAACTGTGCTAGTGTATCTGTTACTAGTTTAGCAGGTGTTAGATACATACTTCCCATTTCACCCACATACTTACCTACTATCTCAGATACTTTCTCTGCTTTAATATCTTTAAGATTACCTTCCTGATTAAGTAAATCAAAGAATGTATCTACAACATAAGAAGATGCACCTGTACGTAACTGTGCTCCTGTTAAACCACTTATAATCTCTTTAGTGCTAATCTTATCTGTTTCACCTCTAGCTATCTTAACTATTAGATCGGCCACTAAAAGATATGGTGCAGCAGGAAAGAATGGTCTGGTGTCAGTTGTGCTACCATCACCCTTCTCTGAGTTCTTCATTAGATACCAGTCAATGTCCTGATTCTCTGCTCTATACTTTATAGCTGCACCTAATGCAGCAGAACCTACAATAGACTTAGATAAGTTCTGTCTACCTTTTAACATCATAGCATCTGACATGGCATTAGATATGTCATCTGTTGCTTTAGATTTTCTGATTGCACCCATAGTCATTTGCATAAGTGCGTTAGGCATGTTTAGTGGGCTATATGTAAACTGCATCTGCATAGCATTTACCATAAACCTAGCATATGGATGTGTACCTGTACCCACAACAGGCACAAAAGGTAGGTTCTCAGTCATGCGTACAAAGTGATAACCTAGAGTATCACCAAACCTACCACCTGTTTGTTTAGGCATACGTGAGAATGTAAATGTCATAGCGTCATCAGCAGCTTTCTGCATAACACCTATAGGTACATTTTTATTCTGACGCATTATTTTAAATACATCTTCACCTTCTCTACGTAGTTGCTTCTCTACTGACGCATTAAATACAGCCCTTCTAAAGAACACATCCTGTGCAATGTTTAGACCATTAACTAGTCTTGCAAACTTACTTAATCCTTCATCACCACCTACATCCTGTAACGCTCTGTCTATCTGTCTTGCTAGTCTAGGCTGGTTCTGTAATAATACCTTTGCCATCTCTTTACTGCCAGAGACATTGTTAAGTGCTGCTATAGTGCCAAAGGTATCGCTTAGTATATCACGTAAACCTTGTTGTACACCTTTAAACGATGCTTCACCTTTAGCAGTTGCACTTACAGCCTTACCAAAGTGATATATACCACTCTCAATAAAGTCAGCAAATGTACCCATAGTTAGCACACTACCTGCTGTTGCTAAGTTACGTGCAGTAGTAGATATAGCAGATGTACCTATTGCTCTACGTTCTCTGTCAAATCTTCTGAGCAGATCATGCACTCGCCCTAATACAGATATAGTTTCACCATTTTTACCTGCCATGATGTCTAATCGTTTTGCTGCATCAGGGTCTATCTCTTTAAGTTTCTTCATTAACTTACCGATAGGTGAGTAAGCATTCATACCTTTTGCGTCATCGCTAACACTTTTCTGTGTAATCTGTGCAAAGTCTGTTACAGATAAACCTGCCTGTTTAAGAGCAGTTCCCAATACATCACCATCTATTACACCTTCTTTTTGTATTAACTCTGCCACTACCTCACTAGCTTTTTTATCAAGATCTAAATTTATCTTAGGTGCTAGTCCTCTAGCCACTAAGTCAGCCTGTTCTTCTAATATAGTTTTAGCTACGGCAGTTACTCTTTTTTGCAGTTCTATTTTTAATCTAGGTTGTAGCATGTCTGCATTATCTACGTTGCTAAGTTCAGACATTAATCTCTGACCCTCTATAGGATCAAATGCTACATTCTTATCTAGTTTGTTAGACATGTCTGCTTGAAAAAACACATCATCACTAACGTCATCTGCCCAATCATCAACCTGTTTATCTACTAGTTCATCCTGTGAACGATATAGCGTTCCATCTGCAACTACACCTTCTCTACCTAGCTTTGTTGTTTGTCTAGATGTTATACCACCAACAGCACCACCCAATACAGCACCTAAACCTGTTGCTAGTCCTGCTTGAGCTATGTCTATATCACCTTCTTGATATAGTTCATCATCTTCTGCCTGTCTCAGTCTTTGATAGCCTATGTTTTCTATACCTGTTTGTGCACCTGCACCTAATGCTGTAAATCCTATCTCTTTTGTAGCTCTTGATCTAGCTGCTTTTTCTGCTGCTTCTCTACCACCAGCGATAAGTGCCTGTTTGATAGCTACTGCAGCACCTCTTGTAGCTAGTTTACCTGCACCTAAACCTAATAAGTTGATGGGATCTGCTATAAGATAGAACATGGTGTCTCTAAGACCTTGAGCAAAGTCTGCACCACCCTCTTCAAAGATAGTAGGTAACCTGTCATCTATCTGTGCGTACAAGTAACCAAAGTTTTCTCTGTCCTCTTTAGACGCACCACGTAGATAGTCTATCTCTCCTGCTAAACCTATTGTATTATTCTCTACATATCTAAGATGGGTAAGAAATCTTTCTAAGTATTCTTTGTTTGTCTCGTCAGGTAACATTGCACCATTATCACCAAACCTAGAACTACTGTAGATTTTTAATCTTTCCATAAAGTTTTGGTCAGTGGCAAACTCATCAAATGATTTTTCTTCTTGCTCTAAATCAAATTGTTGAAGTGCACTACGATCAGACGTATCTACCTGTTCTTGTGTAACAGGTTGTATTTCAGGTTCTTCTGCCTCTGTACCAACTAAAAGCTGATTATAGTCTATTGTGCCTTGCTCTACCTCTTCTTCTTGAGGCACAGTTTCTTGCTCCACCTCAACAGTTGTTTCAGGTGTTTCTTCTTCCTCTGCTTCTGTGCCAACTAAAAGCTGTTCATATAATGCTGACATACTAATCCCTATGTTACTGGTGAAGACATTAAGCCTCTTCTGCCTTGTCGCCTAGCCTCTGCTTCTCTTTTTTGCATTTCTCTTTTACCTTTAAAAGTTCTATTGTATCTTTCAACAGAACGATCAAAGGAAGATGTAGGTAAAGGAGATGAAGTAGGCGTAGTAGGTATTTGATCTAGTGTAGCTAACTTCTTTCTGTCCTCTTTTACTTCTTCTAATAATTGTTTAGCCCTAGTTTCACTATGGCCCTGTTGTTTAAAGAGTTCTACAACAGTATCGTCTATTTTGTTTTCAGGAACATTAGCAGACTTTGTGTTTGTATACACTCGATTTACATTTTGTTTATTTAATTTAATTTTCCTACCCTTAACTTTACCTGTATCTGTACCTGCACCTTTATCTGTATCAGCTAATAAGTTTGATTTAGGTGGTAGAGCAGTAGTATCAACTGACACGCTACCCTGTGCTTCATTTATAAATCTAAGCACCCCTGAGTGACCCATTAACTCTGAGTTAGAAATAATTGCTTGTACTCCACTTGTACTAGCTCTAGGCAAATAAGCTCTAGCTACTTTCATAGCTTCACCTTCTCTAACCTTTGTAACTAGATTCATTTTTTCAGCACTATTCATAGCCTTTATAGCATTAATATCTACGCCAGAAACTTTAGATAGTGCCTGTGGGTTTATGCGTTCAGGCGATTCAACTCCTTTAAAAAACACCTGACTTGTTACTTTTTTATCAAGCTCTTTAAGTTTTGAGGTAATAGTACCAGCAGATATTTTGCCTGTTGTTTTATTTTCGTTTTCTATTTCCTCTATTTCTTTTTTTGCTTGTATACCTTGCTCATAAAGTTTTGCAGCAAGTTTATATTCATCAGAATCTTTACCAAAAGCATTTTCTGCAAATACCATTCTTTGAGAGGAACCAGCTATTAATGCGTCAGGACTTGTGTATATAGTTGTTTCAAACTTCATAGCTTCCTGACGTTTATAAAGATCTGTAGCCCTTGATCTAGCACCTAGTAGGTTATCATAAGTCTGTTGTTGTTTAGTGCTTAATGTATTATTTTTTATAGCCTCTGCATTTTTATTTTCAAAATCAAGAACATTACTAGTTGCTCTATTAAACTGTTGTAGTGGTTTCATCATTGGACCTCTAATAAGGCTCATATCTGCACCACCTGCACCAAACTGTAGGTCAGGTCTTTCTGTTTCTTTACCATATAGACCCATAGCCTTGCGTTCTTCAAAGCCACGTTGTAGTGTTTCTTTTGGATCACCTGTAAATAGACTAGCAATGCCTCTGTCAGACTTAACGCCAGTTAAGAACTCTGGTTCACCTAGCTGTATAGGTGCAACAATACCCTGTGCATACTCTAATTTAGTTTTAAGTGGGGCATCGGGATCAGTATTAACGTATTTAAAAAAATCTTTTGCATCTAGTCTATTACCACTTGCTCTTTCATCATCAAATGTTTTCATTAGCTGTCTTGTGCCATCTATTCCATTTTGATTAACATAGAAAGCAGCACGTTCAACAGCACGTGCATCATCACCAAACCTAGCAGCCAACTCTCCTATTAAAGATTCTGTTCGTTCTAGCTTATCAGATCTTTTCTCTTTTAACCTATAGTATTCCTTAGTGTGAAAGTCTAATGCTCTATCAGTAAGTAAGTCTACACGCTTTTGTTCTTCTTTTATAGACTTTGATACAACGTCACCAATACCTGCTGCAACACCCATAAAGTTAACCATTACTGTCTCCTACTCATTAGACCCATTACAGTACCACCTAAGTTTTCAGGCATCTCTTCTTCTTCACCTTCCATTCCCGGCACTGGTAACTGTTCCCTTTTTATCTTTTCTTTTGCACGTTTAACAGCTAGAGCTATTGTAGAGCTTCTAGTATCTTCATCATCCTGATCTTCTTCTCTACCTGTTGTGTACTCTATACCTGCTGTCTCTGCTATGTATGACATTAATTCTACAATGATTGGTATCATCAGTATGCCCACATCAGCAGAATGTTTACCCTCCATGACTGCACCTAGTTGCATAGCATTAGCTATGGTAGATAGTGGTATACCTGTCTCTATAACATCTAGTAATTGCTCTACAAAGTTAGGCTCTAGTAAACGTGGTACGTAAAACTCCATAGCCTGATCTACAGTATTGTACTGTGGAGGTTGTTGCCACGGCCTATTACCATACTCTGCTGTTAATCCCTGACCCGGTATAGGACCATCAATCATTAGTTCTTGCATCTCAGCCATCTTTTAAACCCTCACGTTTTTGTTTTATCATTTCTACTATCTGTGCCATACGCATGATAGGTTGCGTAGTATCACTCTCTTGTTTTCTTGTTTGTGTGCGTTGTAATAAACCTGCCTCTTGTTTTTTATTTGTTTTAGGCACAGT